CGTGTCTATAAAGCAAAGGTAAAAGATGTAGAACAATTTTTATCTGTAGCACGTAAGAAATTAGATCAAGCTTTGTCCGCAATGAAAAAGCAAGGATTTAACACATCAGCGTTGGCATCTGGTGTGTATAAAATTTATGATGAAGAGGGTAACTACAAAACAACTGGTACATTAGTAGCAGGATATATGTATGTAGTATGCCATGCTATTTCGGAAGATTTGAGTTTGAATTATAAAGCTCATAATAGTACAAATAGCTATGTATTAAAAGGAAGTTCAATGCAAATAATGAACAAGGAGATAGCCGCATTTAGAGTGAACGGAGCAACCTCACCTTTTAGTCATAAATCATTTAAGATTTTAGAAGATTCAACAATTGTAACCGTATTTGGTTTTGGAGATGGAACAAAATCCACACCAGATTCAATTGTTGGATTTGCTTCACCTTTAGGATGGTGCAATGCTAAAACACGAGGTGGGGATTGTACCTCACCAGTTTTAGACCTAAACGGTGGAATTGTTGGTTTTTGGACACATGGAAATGGAGTAGATTTTGGAAGATTTGAACCAATCACTCAGGAATTTATAGACCGAGCAAAAGGTCTACATACATGCCCAACGCATGTAGGACTGGATTTTCAGTCCCACCCCCTCTACCAATCGATTTAATAGAGAGGCCTTTCTATGAAAGGTATCCTTCTCTATTTTTGGAGAAGGATGGGGTGCCTGTGTTTCAAAATGATGTGTATATAAGTGAAGTACATGATGAATTTTTGTCAGAAGAGTACTTTCCAATAGTTATGGGGATGAATAGATTTCCGCGTTATGTTAATAAGCGAGAAATGGACCCTCATGTGAAATGTTTTATGGATAAGAATGCGATAGAAGAATCTCCAGAATGGGGATTACCGCAACCAAATGAACGAGCAACATATATGCAATTGGGAAGATATGCTAAGGACATATTACCAATGACAACAAAACAAGTAAAAGCAATGAATGCAGCCTGGGATATGACAGAACGACATTTTGGTCCGTATATGATGGATTCAAAAGTAATATCAACACAAGAGGCCATATCCAAGTTGGATATGAGTACATCATCAGGTTCACCTTTTAACTTAAAATTTCCAACCAAAAGAGAATTATTTTTGGAACAAAAAGAAGTAAACATGGAAGAATGGTTAGAAGAAGATTGGCAATTGCTAGCAACAGATCCAGAATGGAGTGGACTAGCAACAAGTGCTTTAAAAGAAG